CCTGGCGAAAGGCGCGCTGTGCGGTGACGGGCAGTGGCGGCAGATCGTGACGGTTGAGGATGCGCTGACCGGCGGCTGCAACCTGTTCGACATTGAGCAGCTGCAGCTTGAATACAGCCCGGCGGAATATCAGAACCTGCTGATGTGTGATTTTGTCGATGATGAGGCCAGCGTGTTCCCGTTTGCCGAGCTGCAGAGCTGCATGATCGACAGCCTGGAAGAGTGGGAAGACTTTAACCCGTACCTGCCGCGCCCGTTTGCATACCGGCCGGTCTGGATCGGGTATGACCCGTCGCATACCGGCGACAGCGCAGGCTGTGCGGTTATCGCGCCGCCGCTCGTTGCGGGCGGAAAATTCCGCGTGGTGGAACGTCACCAGTGGCGGGGCATGGACTTTGCCGCGCAGGCGAAATCTATCGAGGACTTAACGAAAAAGTACACCGTTGAATATATCGGCGTGGACGCCACCGGCATAGGGCAGGGGGTTTTTCAGCTGGTACGCCAGTTTTACCCGGCCGCGCGTGAAATTAAATACTCGCCAGAAGTTAAAACAACAATGGTACTCAAGGCAAAAGACACCATCAGCAGCGGGCGGCTTGAGTATGACGCCGGGGCGACGGATATCACGCAGTCGTTTATGGCTATCCGCAAAACCATGACGGCCAGCGGCAACCGCTCAACCTATGAGGCGAGCCGCAGCGAAGAGGCCAGCCATGCTGACGTCGCCTGGGCAATCATGCACGCCCTGTTAAACGAACCGCTTACCGCAGCCAGCGGCGGCGCTAATCCCTCTATTCTGGAATTTTACTGATGAGCAAACGCAGAGGCCGCAAGGCTCAGACCACCACCACACAGCCGGTACAGGCAACCGCACCGCAGCAGCAGGCCGAGGCATTTACCTTTGGCGATCCGACGCCGGTCATGGATAAGCGCGACATTCTGGATTACGCCGAGTGCATCGGTAACGGGCGCTGGTTTGAGCCGCCGGTCAGCTTTAACGGGCTGGCTAAGAGCCTGCGCTCGGCCGTGCATCACAGCTCGCCGATTTACGTAAAGCGCAACATTCTGGCCTCAACGTTTATTCCGCACCCGATGATGAGCCAGCAGGAGTTCAGCAAGTTCGCGCTGGATTATCTGGTTTTCGGTAACGCCTTTGCCGAGCTGCGCCGTAATAGCCTGGGTAAGCCGCTGCGCCTTGAAACCACCCCGGCCAAATTCACCCGCAGGGGCGTGAAGGATGGCGTTTACTGGTTTGTTAACGACTGGAAAGAGCCGCATGAATTTTCGGCCGGCAGCGTGTTTCACCTGCTGGAGCCGGATATCAATCAGGAGCTTTACGGCCTGCCGGAATACCTCAGCGCGCTCAACTCCGCCTGGCTGAATGAGGCGGCAACGCTGTTCCGCCGCAAGTATTATCAGAACGGCGCGCACGCCGGTTACATCCTGTATATGACAGACGCGGCGCAGAGCAGCAGCGACGTTGACCGGATGCGCCAGGCGATGCGCGACACTAAAGGGATCGGCAACTTCCGTAACCTGTTTATGTACGCACCGAACGGTAAGCCGGACGGCATCAAGATTCTGCCGCTCAGCGAGGTCGCGACGAAAGACGATTTCTTTAACATCAAGAAGGCCAGCCGCGATGACCTGTTAAGCGCGCACCGCGTGCCGCCGCAGATGATGGGGATTATCCCGGACAACTCCGGCGGGTTCGGTGATGCGGTGAAAGCTTCACAGGTGTTTGTGCGAAATGAGCTGACGCCACTTCAGGAAAGAATGAAAGAATTGAACAATTGGCTGGGGCTTGAAATTGTAAACTTCAAGAGGTATCAATTTTAAAAGTAAAAAGGGGCGGCGCCCCTTTTTTTCAAAGGAAGTCGAAATATCCTTTAAGAGCATCATCATTGCTTTGTATTTTACTAATATTTATCGCATATAGCTCATTGTGCATTTTGATCATTGTTTCTTTCAAATTTTCTTTGATGCTTTGTTCTAACCCTAAGCAATAAGTGACTTTCCCCAAAGTTAAATAATTGCTATACACAGGGTCATCATTGTCTAAAGGGATGGAGCTAAAGCAATCTGAAAATAAATGAAAGTATTCGGGAAATGGCAAATCATTATTTTGGAAAAAAGGCAAGAGAATATCTCTATCTAAGGGGTTAAGCATTATATCCTTTGCATAAAAAGTATTTATCCATGAGTACTTGCGATAGGGTAAAGAAACCCCGGTGTACCTGAGTCTCATCATTTTCTTCTCATCTTTCACTACTGATAGTTGAGTCTCCAAAGAATTAGCTAGGTATTCGTATACTTCAGTAACAGCATTGTCGCTAGGTGAACCCCAGTTATGAATATTAAATTTCTCACAAAGAGGAATTAGCATTAGCTTAATAGTGTTCTCCCGTTCAATTTCCATTAAAAAATTGACGACGTTTGAAAACTTCATATCTGAAATGATGCTTTTTGACAGTTCTTTGAAAAAGAATTCTTTTTTGTCGACACCCAAATCCTTTACAAATTCTGCAGCATGATACTCCTGTATAGATTTATGTAAAAACACATATCTATCAAAACCATCCTTTTGAATCAAACAGGTAACCTTTATAAAATCTTGTAAAAGCTGCTCAGGTTTGTTTTTATCATTCAGCAATCCATTAACTTTCATCGATGACTCGACATATCTGGATAAGCTAAGCTCGGTGAAGTCAAGAACCCCATCGTTAAGGGACATAAAGCATAATGCATTAAAGCAATCAAAAGCTTCTTTATAACTCAAAAGCGAAGCCTTTTCACGATCGTGATTTTTGATTTTATCGTGTCGCAAATATAAGGTCACAAATAAACTAGAATAGAAATCAACAGCACTTTGAGGTACAGAATCCAAATATGGATAACTTATATAAAATAGGTTCACTAAGATGGGTAAGTTCATCACTCCTGCAAGGGTATCATTTTTGGATAGTGTTTCCAGCAAAGCAGGCATTAGATCAATGTCAATTCCATTCTTAATATTTAACTTATTAATTATGGCAATAATATCTTCTCTTTCTAAAAATTCGACTTTAAAATTTGTAATGTTTGGTTCATTACAAACTAATGTGTCTGGTCGTGTTGTGGTTATTAACTGCGTTGACATTTGATTATTTATATTGATAATCTCGTCCATGACTCTTGAAACATGTTCTGAGTTTATTTCATCAAAACCATCCAGCATAAGAACAATTTTGTTACTCTTTAATAGCTCAGTTACGCTTTGTTCAGATGCAGGTATCCCGCACTCTAAAAGTATCATTTCAAGATACTTCTTAATCCCAATTTTTTCAGCCTTTCTAAGCTCTATGAAGAATGGTATTTTAACACCATGCTTAAGCTGTTCGATAAACATCTTTCTTAATATGGTGCTTTTACCTTGGCCAGCTATTCCGATAATGTTTATAAAGCTTTTATTTTCAATGAGGAAGCCATCTTTAATAGTGAGTATGTTCTCTTCATAGTCATTCGCCTCTTTGATCTTTAATGGATGATAAACATCATTTATATAAACATCGCTTTCAGGGCTCTGGATAGTCCTGATTTTTAGTGTTCGAGCTACATGTTTAATGAGAAATGATGTATAGCATTCATCTTTATTCATTTCTTCGATAATTTTTTTACCACTTGAAAATCCCTTTTCCCATTTAGATTTTAATAATTGTTCCAAGAGAAATTTAGTAGCCGTGCCAACACCAGTCTTTACAAACTCTAAAACTAAAGGATCCATGTCCACACTCCTATGTTTAATAATTAGCCAAAAATAATTGATTAATTATTACCTCAATATTGAATGAATTACTACTCGAACGATGCTCGCGCGCAATGCTATCCCCGCCACGCCTGCCCGCTTTATGCATCGCTTTTCATGCATGTGCATGTACCATCTCTGACCGCGCCAGCTCTGGCCTTACAAACGCTTAGCGATCCAATTTGGATCATGCGGATTCATGCAAGCATATGCACTTTGATGCAGAAGCAAAAAGCCACCTGAAAGGTGGCTAGTGAAGGGGAGGGAAGGAGGTCTTAATCATTCTGCCTGGCAATATATAGCGGCTTCGAAAACAGATGTATCGATTGTGCCAGCCATATCGCTGATCATCGAAAGTGCCATTTTTAATTCATCTTCTTTGCAATGTGCGATCAGCGATACGTCGGCAATGAACTGAATGCGTGCAACCGTTTCACTTAGATTATCTATGTTCATCAAATGATTAACTCCTTCTAGTCAAAATATACTGTATGTTTAAACAGTATCATGATGAACTAAAATCGTAAACAATCGCGCGGCTAAGATTAGTCCGACTGCCGCTTTATTAATCAGACACATGTACGCCTCTTTTTTTTGCAAGTGCATTGAAGCGCTTTAAGGGTGTAGGTGTTTTGCACCGTCTATGGAACAGATAGCCGCTTGTACCGCTCCAGTAAGAAATCTCCCCAACCTTGACCGTGTGACCTTTCATCATGCGCACAGATTCACCGTCGGACAGTGTTAACCTGGAGATCTCAAAGAAACTCTTTTTCAACGCCTCACGTTCTGCGCAATGACTCAGTTCAGAGTGATATTTGTCCGGCTCAGGTTGCTCCTGCGCTGGTTTTTCTCTTAATCGCTTAAGAATCCTTCTACGCTCGGCGCGAGTAGGGGATTTTGTGAAATCAATAGCAGCTTCAGAATCTCCTGGCTCCGTACAGTTATTGACAGAACTCCGAGAGGACGCGGACGCGTCCTTAAATTCAAAACCCAAATCAACGGCACGTTTCGGAACAATCTTCCACTGGATCAGGCGGGTTAAGATCGGCGTGTCGTCGCCAACTTCAGTTGCGTAAATGCCCTTAATACGCACGGTTTCCTCGCCGTACTCATTCACGTCTTCGCTTGCCTGATACCATGTGCGCACGGCCAGCTCGTCACGGCGCACGAACGGGCCACCCTGCGCGTTAACGTATCCTGCCCAGTCTCCCGCATCAGCTGCGTCATGCGCGGCCGCAAACTCGACGCTAAGTCCGTGCGCGGTTTCGCTGTCAGCCATGCGGCGCAGTTCGCGGTAAACCGTGACCGGCGCGCCGCCCACAAACTGGAATTGCCGTATATGCCAGCGTGCCGCCCAGGCGGAAACAGCCGAGGCGGTTTCTTTCAGATCTTTGCCGCTCTCGTCGTCTGTCTCGCCATCCAGCGCATAACCATCAATATTTTTGGAAATGTATTTAGCTACGTAACCTGTTGCGCTGCCTTTCTCCGGGTCGATAGCCTCGGCGTGAAAGCGGGCCTTACGGGCCTTGTCGGTTGTCAGCTCGCTGCCGTCTTCCTGCCAGGCGTAATCGCGCACAATCTCGCGCACGCGCTCAGCCTGCTCCGGGCGCATAAACATGAGCATGTGCCAGTGCGGGGTCGCATCATGATGAGGCTCAGCAACGCGGATCCCGAAGATGCGGATTTCTTCGCGGTGCAGCTTGGCGCGGATTTTCTGCCAGACACTGCAGAGATAACGCTGCGTGTCGGCCGGGCTGGCACCGTTCCATTTGCGGTTACGATGCCCGGTTTTGATTGTGGCGTGATAGCGCGCCGGGGCGGTTAGCGTGTAGAACTCGCCTATAAAGCCCATTTCATTGCAGATGTTTTCAAAGCCACGAATACGCGTCATCAGCTCGCAGCGTCGAATCGCCGGATTGGCCACGCTGCCGTCGTATTTCTCGATCAGGTTGATGCGGTTGCCTTCCTCGTCTTCCAGCTCCATTCCCTTCAAAAATTCACGGGTGCGGCGCTTCTGCTCGCGCCACTCTGAAACGGTCATGCCGCTGGCGTAGGGGGTGTGATTTTTACTGACGTTAGTCAGGGCAATCTGAAGATGTTCACGCCATGATGCGGTCACGCGGCGCAGTCGGCCTTTCCACCATTTTTCCGTCTGCATACGCATGATCGCCGGGGTAACTTCCTCCGGGTCAAACAGCCGTGACGTGACTTTTTCCCATAATGGCGGCGTCTGGCTCAGCTCGCGGGTGATGGTGGCGGCGGTCATGTAAACGCGGTGCGCGTATTTGTAATCTGACTCGTCACTGGCCTGCGCGTGTGCCTGTACCAGCTCGGCGAGAATGAAATTAGCTACATCCCCGGCAAGCAAATCGACGTCGGCGCGAGCCATATCCGGCAGGCGGTTAAAGCGGCGCATCAGCTCCCACATCTGACCACCTGCACTGGCCGCACCCGCTCCTTTCGCGGAATTTCCGGCCAGCAGGTTAAATGTGCCGCTCGTCATCTCTCCGAGACGATATTGAGCGTTAACGGTTTCAACGCGTGGCAATGTGCGCTCAACAAATGTCTTTGTTAAGTACGCATTGGCGCGGGCTGTTCCCTGCGTCTTTTCGAGATCGCTGATGCGGCGTTTAACGTCGAGTTGTATCAGAGCAAGCTGCATAACGAGCAACTCCTGCGCACGCACTAAAGCCGCAATCATCTGACTGCGGCTGTGCATTTCCTCATAGGTGGGATAGGGGCTGGCGATGGCTTCCCGTGGAGCATTCCACGGGTAAGCAAATTCCTCATGCATCAGGAATTACCCTGCCGGTGTTTACTGCGATGCTCCTCAATTTCCTGGCAGGAAACGCAGCGAGTTACACCCAGATACGCGCGCCGTCGCTTTTCAGGAATTGGGGCATCACAGTCTTCACAAAATGAGGCGCTTATAGCAGGCGCGCGATTGACAATAATCGCGATGTTGCGAGCCAGCATTTCGTCGGTGCGCTGCTGTACGATGTCCATTGAGTCAGCCATTAGTGCGCCTCCTCAATCTGTGCCTGGATTATTTCCGCTTCCTGATTAAGCAAGTCGGCTGCTTCGATGTGTGTCATTCCATCACTACGGATCTTCCATGCCAATACATTGAGGCGTGAGGCCATAAGTTCTGCACGAGCAAGACGTTCTTCCTTGCGCGCATCATTCAGCATCATATCGAGTTCGATATATGAAGCAGGTTTACTGGTACCAGATGATTTATTCAGCATATGATTTCCTTATATTTAGGCAAAGCGAATCCCGGCGGGTTTACGCCAATTAATTGCTTTGGGTTATTTAGCTTAAAAGAGTCATTCGTTTGGGAAACAAACTCACAACGGCTTTCAGGTGGTTCATTGCGCGAATCAGTGCGTTTCTTTCTTCATTAGTAAGATCATTAAAATCGGCTGAGTGCCGGTCTTTGCCGATATTCGCCAGGAAAAAGATAGCGCTTAATGCTCGTTTGTTATCCTGATAATTGTTGTCAGTCACATCGCGCATTTCAGCAATAAAACGAGCTACATCTTTTTCGCAATTACCGCCCATCAGTTGCGCGCGAAGCAGTGCAACATGATTCAGCGCGGCAACACGTTGACCGGCTGTCAGTTCGACCAGCATGGAATCGCCTTCGATAGCCATGATTTGCCTCTCTTAGGTAATGCCTGTGCTTTTACTTCTGAAGACGACGGCGTTGCCGGGTTCCAGCGCTTACCGTTTTCTCCCATGATCCAGCCGTGTCCGTAAGACATAGATGGGCTTTGACGTTTTAGCCTTGCAGCCAGTGAGATCATGACTACACCTCAACTCATGCCAAATGATGCACCGATGCCGCTGATAGCATCGACGGTTGAGGACAGTGCCGGGTTAGCCTGAATACGCGCCTGTACTGCCATTGCGGCCAGCGTTAAGCAGCGAATACCGCTATTAACATTTTGCAGTAGGCCGCGTTTACAGTTGGCCGTCATAGGTTCTGTAGAGCTTGCCCCAGCTGCTAACTGGCCCACTTCTGCGGTAGCTTTCATGACATACAGGGGGAATTTTTCATCTGCTACTTCGTTTACCGGCACACAAGGTAGGCACTGGATTTGCGCCAGCAAGCCATCAACTAATGTTGCATCCTCTGTGACATCGGTAAGAGCTAAAACCTCTAAGACGGTAAGCTGATGCGGCTGGTCTGGATTCAGCTTGTTACGCAGAGTTTGCGCACGTATCCCGGACTGCTTCGCAACATCTTCCATGTTGTGAGCTAACGCGAATTTGCGACAGGCATCGTCGTAGTGGGTATGGGTAGATACCTTGAAATCAAACATGCTCAGATCCTTCTTAACTTGCAAAATCAAGTTATGGTTTGATGTAGCGGCATTTGATTGCCTGCTGGCGATTCTTTTCACGCCATGCAGCAACATTGATAAGCGGATTGCCATGTTTCGTCATGGTGGTCTTTACCACTTCGCCGGTCTTACGATTAGTGCGGTTCTGTGTATATGTGAAAGATGGGGTAGGGGCGAGCAGCACTACGCCGTTAGCAATCCATTTTTCCAGCACTGACAAGCTGATACGGTTGGCTGCAGCAAAGTCCTGCTTAGACATTGTTGGGGATGTAGCCAGCGTTACGGCTTTGTTTACAGCGTCGTTCACTGCTTCGCTAATGGCTGGCATCAAAATCGCTGCGACATTGGCAATAAAATCTTGAGATTGCACTAAGTCAAATGCGTTCTCACTGTTTGCATTTTTAGTATGCATAAAGCAGTATCTCCCATTGCTCGTTTTGTTCTACGGTGTTTCATGTGGTGTGAAGGCACTTTAGATCGTAAAAGCGATTTGGTAAATGATTATTTATCACAATCAGGTGTTTTTTATGATTGAAAAGAAAGGTAGTAGTGCTCAAGTGCTTGAAAGACTGATGTCTTCTTATGGGGTAGCAACTCAGAAAGACTTGGCCGCAGCTTTAGACATTCCAGCAAATAACATCAGTGGTTGGACTCAGAGGGACCGTGTGCCAGGTAATGCGATCATTAAGTGTGCATTAGACACAGGTTCTGATTTGCAATGGCTTGTAACTGGTGATGTTGCAAATGCAAATTACACTAGGTTGCCTAGAGTTCCTCAAGGAGAAGCTCTCTATAAGGAGATAAGTTCGAACGGTGGTAAACCTGTTCTGCGGAGAATTATGGATGCCTACGGCTTTACTTTTCAAAAGCAACTTTGCGAGCTTTTAGGTATTTCGTCTGCAACAGTAAGTACATGGGTGCGAAGGAATTATTTTCCCGGCGATATTGTTGTAACATGTGCGATTGATACTGGTGTTTCATTGGAGTGGCTAGCCACTGGGCGAAACGAGCATAAAAAAAATCTTGGTCATGAACGTGAAGCCTATGCATTACCTCGTAAAGATTTAGTTGCAGGGGTACTGAAAGACACAGGAACTTGGTCGATTGATTTGAGCTTTATCTCTCAAAAAATAAACTCACCTACAATGGTTGTTAGCAAATCATCTTCATGGATAGTTGATATGGGGGTGGTGAGTATTAGTAACGGCCGCTGGTTGCTCGGCATTGATAATAAGTTTGATATCTATGATGTAACTGTTATGCCAGGAAAGAAAATTAACGTTATTAACAATGGTAATGGATTTATCTGTGATATAGATGAAGTTCAGGTAACTGCCAAGGTTATTTTAACAATTGAATACGACTGATAAAAATAAAACTTTCCCTTCTAACTTTGGAGCTTATATGCAGCGCATTAAAATTGATGGACTTTTTGGACGTTTCGATTACGACATTAAAATTGAAAATAATGACATAGTTATTATTACTGGCCCTAATGGTTACGGCAAAACTACAATTTTAAAAATATTATATGCTTTATATGAAAACGATCACCGTTTTTTTACCGAATTAAATTTCTCTAAAATAGAAGTTGTATTTTCATCTACAAAAAAAGTTACTATTGTTAAAGAAAAGAAAGATGTGGTCGTTAATCATTCTGATATTGATAGTGTGAATGTTGTCCATTTCAAACCCTCAGAAACTGAAGCGGATAGTGAGGGTGAAGAGTTAGAGTTTTTTAAAGATGGAAGAAAGTTTCATCTGAAGCTAGGCGTAAATAAAAAAGATAAAACTAATGCTTTTTCCATCTCTAGTCTTTTCCATGAAAGTTTTTTTGGAGGAAAAAGGTGCTCTTTTGTAAAGGCGCAACGTTTATATGATGAAAAATCAAAAGATATAAAAATAAACGAATACTCTGCTGATCTTGCCACACAAATGAAAAATATTTCACTTGAAGCGGCAAAAATAAGTCAAAAGCTTGACTCTTCATTTCCTAGTAGATTGTTTAGCAGCTTGACAGACGATACTAGCCAAACGTCATCGGATACAATTGTTGATAGACTTTTAGGTCTAGAGCTTATTAAGAAGAATCTTGTCAAATACAATCTTATTGAAACTGATGATATGTTTAGCCCGTTAGAATACATGAATAATAAAATATCATTAAATTCTAAGGATGTTCTTGAATTGTATATCAGTGATGCTCTAGAAAAGCTTTCTCCTTACGACCATCTTTACGAGAAAATTAATTTATTTGATAAGCTTATAACGGAAAAGTCTTTCGCTTTCAAAAAGCTTAAAATAGGAAAGAACAAAGGGTTTTATTTTGTTGACGATAAAAATAATGATATACCACTGTCTCAACTTTCATCGGGCGAGCAAAATCAAGTAATTTTATACTATAGTATGATTTTCTCTATGTCGGATTCAAATATTGTGCTTATTGATGAGCCTGAAATTTCTTTGCATGTTGCTTGGCAAAAAGAATTTGTAGAATCTATTGAGGCAATACAAAAGCTAAATGGCATTGAAAACATACTAATAGCAACTCACTCACCTCAGATTGTTAATAACAGGTGGGAAGATGGTTATTTTGATCTGTTTAGTTTGAATGAAACAAGGATGTAAAAAAATGACATCCTTGAGAGACTCGCTGGAGGTTACGGATTGGATTGGGATGATAATTTTACATTTCAATCAGCCTTGCTATGCACAAAAAAAACTAATTGTAGTTGAAGGGCATACAGATATTGGATTCTTTAGAAACAAGTGCCCTTCTGACAACATTCATTATGACTCTCCCTGTAATGGAAAACTGGGAGTGCTTAATAGCGTCGTTGGTCTAAAAAGTGTAGGCTTTCGAAATGCTATTGGTATTTGTGATGCAGATTTCGATCATTTGTTAGGAAATAAGTATGATGACATTTTGCTCACAGATTACCATGATATTGAGCTTATGATGATTACTGATGACTTCATCTCTGAATTCTTTCATGAGTACACTGATCACCGTAAGTACATACCTGAGTCTGCACGCGAAATTATTGATAGAATTAAACATTCCATCTTTGATGTTTGTTATAAGATAGGAGTGCTGAAATTTATTAGTTTTGAAAATAATATTGGTTTAAATTTCGAAGGTATGACCTATTCTGAGTTTATTAAAGTACAAGGGTTTGACGTTACTTTTGATCTGGATATATTTATAAATCATATTCTCGGTAGGACTAGGAAGAAGATATTGAGTTTTGATGAAGCTAAACAGTTGTATGAAGATTATTTAAAGATAGACAGAGATAAGCTACATATATGTAATGGTCATGATTTTACATATATTCTAGGTATGATTTATAAAGAAGGCCACACTGTCGACAAGAACATAAGTCAAGATAAGATAGAGAGAGTTTTAAGAATGTCATACCATGACAAAATTTTTAACCAAACTTTGTTAGCCAGAGCAATCATGGAAACTGTAGCTCAATAAATTACAATTAAATCGGTGTGGAGTATGTTTACTCCTCGCCGATTCACTTGAGAATGAGCCAAGCCATCTTACCGCCATGGCTCTATGTAACTCAATGATATTTAATGGTTATATTAGTATTCGGTCTTTTTTTGTGTGTAAAGTTCAGAAACTACTCCAGAACGCCTGAAGAAGATGAATTACTGGAGAGGGTAAGAGATTATCGCGATCCACTCT